ACAACCGTAGAGTTGTAAACAATCAAAGCTATACGTCTTGATATACTAAACTTGCTTACCAAATTATGAAGCACAGTACGCTGCGTGTCACCTATAAGAAACGATTTGTATATGAAATCCGTATAAGCATCTATATCTAATGGTAGCAGACTAGGGAATCGCATCCTGTTACGTTGTCTTAGCTCGCAAAGCGTTTCATCATCTGATGGCATAATATCCTCTGTGACGACCTCAATAACCGTGTCTTCCGCGTTCATGTCATCTGTAAGCAAATCCTTGCCTTGCCTACCAGAATATGTTGTGCATATGTTGCGTATTACGGTCGTGAAATATGTATGAAGCGATGCCTTTTCGTGATTGAAATGCTTACACGCATACTGAATGCGCAACATGGATTCCTGAATGAGATCGTCTCTATCAACAGGATTGTAGATAGAGACGATTGATTCAACTAAGCTAGTTGATAGTGCCAATATTTGACTCATCAACTTTGGGTCGTGAGTCTTCTGCCATCTGCATACTAACTCTGAAACTTTTTCACACTCGAATATCATGCTAACTCGAAATTCATGTACAACAATTCTGTATTAGATTTTGCATTGGTATTCATTACCTTTATGCTGGCACATGTCCAATCTTTGTACATGTCAATGTACACATCATTTTCTGTGGTTGATATAATTGCTAATCCTTTTATTGTATGTAATATGTTTGATAACTCGTCATGATATTTACTGTCTATTCCTGTAATATATGAATCACCATGCTTTATATAGGGTGGATCTATGTAAAACAATGTATTGTCAGTATCATATCGCTGTATACACTTCATGGCATCTATGTGTTCAAATGTTACAGTTTTTATTCTATCTACGATATTGTATAAATTGTCAGCATTCGGAAACAACGTTGCATTGGATGAATATCTATATTGGCGCCAACTACCTACGTTAGTAGTATTGCCTGATCCCATATAACTTTGCCACGATCTCACATAAAACTTGCGGCACCGTTCAAATGCGTCATCTGTATCATCTATGATTAAACTTTTCTCAAATTCTTCTCTGCTATGCGGAGTTAGTGACAGCAATCTTATCAAACGTCTTGGATATTTTCTAAGCATGTAAAAGAATTCATATACTTCGTCATTCAAATCATTATATATCTCGTATGCACTACGTTGCTTGCGTAACAATAATGCTGCACTACCACCAAATGGTTCTACGTAAATAGCATGTTCTGGAAAGTATTTCAGTATGCGATTAGCACATCTAAATTTTGATCCAAAATATCTTAACGCCGGCCGTTTTATATCAGCTATCATATTTCAACTTTGCGTAATGAACCATACACAATGCGTCTGCCATGCCACTGTGTGCTTTCTTGGAACGTGTAGTTGCTAATAATGAAACGTTAGGATAAGTACGACTGCACCAATCAATTGCTGCAAGTTTGTCCTTTGCCGTGTCTGCTAAGATTGTTTTCTTCCAGGTCTGTGGTGAAACAAGATATCGTGGTATTCCTAATGCGGCAAGCACGCCATGAACGGCACCAGTTACGAAGCCAAACTTAAACATAGAAGTAACACCCTGCCCTGGCATAGCGTGAACGTTTTCTATGACTGCAACAGTGATTATATCACGCATGGTTAAAATGTTTGCTAACTTCGTTAAATCCAGATCTTTTCCAGCCATGGGCATTGGATATACTTCTGGCAAACTACCATTCGTATAGATAATCGCTATGCCACCACCCAATCCAGGATCAATTCCTATAAATCGTTTCACGCTGCCCACCTTTTATTACACACGACAGGTTGTCTAACAGCATTGTCAGACAACTTCGGTGCTTGCAATTTCATCAATTCAGCCGGCAATTCCATCAATGACACGAATGAGTTTGCCATCAACCATTTCTTGATAGCAGGTTTACTTGCTGGCTGAAATTCGTTAAGAGCATCAGCAATAGCTTTCCTGGCGCCAACTCTATCAAAGGCAAGATTCATAGTCTTGATATTCTGCACCAAACGTTCAAATCCAAATGACGTAATAGCAAGACCAACCTTGCCTGATATGCTACCTTCCGGATTATGATCAATGGCTGCGTTATAGATTCCTGTGAATGTCTCAAACTCTTTGAACAGTTTGGTTGCAGTTACCGGACCTACACCAACTACGCCTGGTATATTGTCTGACGAATCACCTTGAATAGCGCGCCAATCAACATAGTTCTTGAGTGTTATACCAGTATATTCCTCAAAGTTATCAATATTTACTATGGTATCTTTGTTAGGCACGAACACGCTCGTGTTATCGTCAACGCATTGCAGAAGATCCTTATCCCCACTTACCACCAGGTTATTGCCTTCTAATATACGACTGGCTTGATAGCATAAATCATCGGCTTCGCATCCTAGTTTGCGCACACTTAGTATTCCCATGTAACGAAACACGCTGTTCAATTCGTTGATCTGACGTAAGAAATCTTCATACTCTTCTGGATCTCCATGTTCACGTCCAGTCTTGTATGAAGGTACTGAGGTACAGCGAAAAGCTGGTACGCCACCGTCCCAGCACGCAATGATTGAAGTTGGCTTAAACTTCTTGATAAGCGATTCTATGTTACGCACGAAGCCATAGGTCACAGAAACATTTGTGCCATTATTTGATAGATCAAACACATGCTTACACCTGTGACACAAATGATTTGCATCGATTATTAAATTAAGAGTCATTATCACCAACTTTCAATAATTCAGGTAATAGCCAATCAGTAACAATTGCTTGCGTCAAATCGCATTCAGGTATGCGTACAAAATCAAATCCGTGTTCAATAGCATACTTTTCTTTGTATGCATCGTTATCTGGCTTTCCATGATTTATGGCCCATTTAGAATAATGCCAAAACATTCCATCTATTTCTATTAGTGCATTATAGTCTATCAACATAAAATCGTATACTCTGTGACAACCTTTAGGTTTATACTGTTGTTTATATAATATATTTGCATCATCTAAATATTGTTTGAATTGCATTTCTAACGAACTTGGCTTGAATTTATGTAAATATGTATACAACTTTTTGCGAGACTTTCCATTAGGATCTTTCCACTGATTTATAGAACGTTCTCGCATGCGATCCAGATAATCAGGATCTGCATACAATTTATGCATCTGTTTTTTCATGTGATCAGACATTAACTTCTTATGATCAGGATTATTCCATAATTCTTTAGCTTTGATAGATGCATTATTTCTGCGATGTTCATTATCTTTCCACTGCAACTTAAATGCAAGAGATGTATGCTCTCTGTATTCTGAATCCTTCCAATTCATTTTACTAGCTATACTTATTGCTTCTACTTGTTGCTGTCTGTATTTTGGATTCTCCCACCTGTGCTTCATGTGACAACTTGAGCAACGCAACTTACTAACAGGTTTTCCGCAATCAACACAATAATGTTGTGGATTAACTTTCTTGCGGCTCATCTGCAGCTCCGTAATCAGTAGTATCGAAATTCATAATAATATTGCACACCTTATCATACTGATCACTAAACTTGCTTGACCATTCTTGCTTAGTTGTAACCAATTCTGTGCCGTCTCCCATATCCAATGTATAGGTTTTGCCTTTAAGTACCAGCAGGTCATTGTCCTTCAGATACATAAAGGCACTCAGGTCTTCGTCAATGCCTGAGCCAAAGTAGATAGGTAAGATTGCTTCCTTGAATGGCATAGCTACCTTGTTCTTGGTAACCACGGCTCTGGTATTCATACCCAGCACCTTAAACTTGCCATTATCCTTCTTAATCTTCAGTTTGGATGACAGTTCCAACTCTATCCTAACAGATGCGTGAAAACTCACAGCCTTGCCGCCAAAGGTTGCTACATCATCGCCGTACATCACACCGATTTTCTGACGAGTTTGATTCAATACCAGAAGGCAAACACGCTTCTCGGCAATCGTACGACAAAACTTTCTGAAGCCTTGACTGATAATAGCAGCATGTCTGCCGTAGAATGCCTTGCCAAATTCATTGTCCATTTCCTGCTTAACTGAGGTCGCAGCAATGCTATCCCATATTAGCAATAGAATAGAAGTTGGATCAACTTTCTCTTTAGCCCTGACTGTGGCTTCAAAGAACTCAAATACTTCTTCTACCGTATCTGGTGATGTGTATATCAAATCGTTGATATCAACACCCAACATGGTCATCATCTCTTTTGATACTGCTGTTTCTGTATCAACGTAACCTACCGTTATGCCTTGCTTCTGTGCTATGCCAGCTACCTGTGCAGCAATCAAACTCTTGCCTGATGAATACTCTCCATATATTTCTGTAACTCTGCCTACTGGCAAGCCTCCACCCATAATGGCATCAAGTGTTATGCAACCTGTTGATAACCATTCTTTGACGATGCACGGTGACGTGTCATCGGATAGAATGTTTGCAGTCAGTTTACCTGATTGTGTAATTTGCTTGAGCATGTCTTGAGATTTACTCATTATGCCTCTTGCATTTCTTGTTGTAACCTGGTAACGTAGTCAAGTTCTTGTTTGTCAAGTGCACCACCCGGTGCATTGTATCGTTTCAACATTTCTGCCCATACATCAGGAAACGCTTCTTGCAGTTTACGCAAATTGTCAGTGTCTGCCTTTGCCATGGCTGCCATAATCAATGCTTTAAAACTAGGATTTTCATACGAAATAACCTTATATTCTTGATAATCAATTATACTCATTCTTGCCTTCCTGTCTTCGTCACCAGATCATATTTATCCTGAGCTTGCTGCATGTTATATCTTAGTTGTATATTAGACCAACATCCACCACGGTTATCGCTTTCCCAAGTGATTATTGCGGCCTGGGCAGTGATTAAGGCATCGGCAAGTTCTGCATGCAGCTTCATATCGTCGTACATCTTGATGATGGCATCTTCCACTGGAATTTGATCAGATTCTAGACGTGCACTTTCTAGGTTCAATATCAATCTGTAAATTCCTAATTTGTCTTCGTTCATGATTCCACCATAAACCTTTCAGCATCCCTTAGTAACACTTTGATATCAGATTCGTTCTTACCAATAGAGTCCCGTAAGTAAACTTCCAGCAAATGTGTTGGCGTCATACTTGTATTAAACTTGTCTGCCGATAATCGTGTCATGTAATCCCGAACTATGTTGATTATTATGTTTGACACACAATAAGCACCGGCATCCAGTATGGCATCTTGAATAGCACTTCTATCAATCAATAACTGAAGCTCTTCAGCCACACTTGCCTTAACTCTTACGACGGCATCCTTAACATCAGTGTTTTCAATCTTAGCTATTATCTTGTTGGTAGGATTGCCTTTAGTTATCGTGGCTGATACAGTAACGTACGGTCTGGCATCGAGTTTGACAAACTCCCACTTTGCTGCTTCAACACCTTCTATAGTTCCTATTATAAAACCTTTGTCTTCGTGTTCCTCATTAAAAGAAACACGTTCTGTACTTCCAGCATATATAACTGGAGGATCGTCATTCAATACTTGAAATTTGTGTATGTGACCCAGGCCGACATAACTCCAAACAGGACTAGTAAGCATATCAATATCTACTTCAGCGTCAGTCCCCATGAGAAATGATTTCTCTATACCATAAATAGAACCATTGACACTGAAGTGACCCAATAGTACAGCAGGAATGCTTTCAGATACCTTGGATAGCTCCTGAACCATGCCATTGATTATGGATGCAACATGCTCCCTAATCAACTGCTTAGTCTTCTCAACAGGTCTGCTGCGGACGTCATCTCCGATAATATGTCTAGTAGGATACGGCAATGTAGCAACGGATATCATGCCATGCTTAGTCTCTATATCAAGGATTTCGTACTTGTTTCCGATATGAATGTTGGGCACCTGAAGCGTATTATATACTTCAACAGATGAAGGCTTATCAAAACTTGCCTGGTCGTGGTTACCAACCAAACAAACGACCGGACAAACTTCTGCAAGTCTGACCAGTCGTTTACTAACTTCATTCAAATAAACAGGAATTGGATCATTAGTATGGAACATATCTCCAGTGAAGAAAGCCACATCAACGCTTTCCTCACTGGAGAAGTCTATCACGGCATCTAACATGTCCAGATAATCTAATACGCGACCGTTAATTCTTGATATCGTATCCATAGGACCGACGGTATCTGCTCCTACATGCGCATCAGAAAAGTGAACAAATTTTATAGTCACGACAGTCTACCGACGAAATGACCGACGAGCCTGGCGCTGCACAACTTCTTGTTTGGCAGCAGGGACTTTCTTTTCTACGACGGTATCATCGTCTTCGTCGTCTTCATCGTCGTCATCCGGTTCTACTGGAGCACGTTTGGTGATGGTAGCTTTGGCAGGCGCAGCTACGGTTTTCTTTGCCGGCACTGGCTCATCTTCATCGTCATCATCGTCAGCAACATCTTCCGCACCCAGGTCACCATCCAAATCCATTTCCCTGGAAAGACGATTATAAGGAAGCACGAATACTGAATGACCGGCAGACAATTCCTTGTCCTGCTCAGGATCTTCGGATACCTCTACTGCAGACAGGTCTTTGGCTTTGCTCATCCATTCGATGATTTTGTCTTCATCCGCATTCAATGCACTGGGATTGCGACGAGGATTGACGTTATATTCTGTTTCCAATCCAGAACCATGCCGTTCAATGGTCAAATCAAAACCTTCAGTAATATCCGTAATATCGCCGTAATCAGGATCATTGATGAGCGTGATGATGGCTGTGAAAATCTTGACACCAGGTGTGAAAATCTTGACACCACCAGCTTCATCGTCACGAGGAATGATATTCATCCAATAGGATTTGCGAACGCCTAGCTCTTTGGCAAGAGCTTTGGATCCAGCATCACCTTTCCACAGGTCGCTTACCGTCTCACAAACAGGGCATTCCAACTCACCCTCACTGGTAAATTTGGGGCAATAGCAGTGCTTCGCTCCCTTAGGAGGGAAATTGTGCTTGCCGACCTGTTGATAAAAGAACTGCATATCGCCAACACGATATTCCTTGCCACCGACGACGGCAACTTCCGGCATGATACGAACGATGGATTTACCCTCTTTAGGTGACCAGAATCCTGCACCACCGGAGGACAGCTCAACTTTCTTGAGCTTATCTTGCATCGCAGCAAGACGATCTGCACGAGACATTGGTTTAGCCATTTCTGATTCCTTTCATGAAAATTGTGAATATGAGATATGGATGTGATGGTGAGTAAGTTTATGCAATACGTTGCACATACTCAAGTAATTTTGAACACTGCCATTTAACTTCTGAAGCACGAGCAGCGGCAGCAGCATCAGCAGCATCAGCAGCAGCATCAGCAGCAGCATCAGCAGCAGCAGCAGCAGCAGCAGCAGCAGCAGCATCAGCAGCAGCAGCAGCAGCAGCAGCAGCAGCAGCAGCATAAGCAGCATCACGAGCAGCAGCAGCAGCAGCAGCAGCAGCAGCAGCATAAGCAGCAGCAGCATCGTTTGCAAATGCTCTACCTGCTTCGATTGATAATCTAGGTCGTTTGTCTTCCGGATATTTGTCTTCGAAGATGTGAAGCACGTGTTCTGCGCAATCACATGCGAATAATCGCTTCTCGCGATCTCCCCAGCCTTGTACTTCCCAATGGTAAATGTTAGGTAAGATGTTCTGTTTAAGCAATTCCATTGCAGCGTGCTTGATGAGTACGTTTCGGCTAGAGAAATTTGACTTGATCCAATTATAGATGATTTCTTGCGTACGAACGGACTGTTTTGCACTCATCGAACTATCGTCGATTCGCACAGTCAAATCGTCTTCATCAGTCCATTCACATTCGTATGACTGACCTTCATCAACCTTCACGTCGCTATGAGAATCTAATGATTTGGCAAACGCCAATGTAAGTCCATCTGATGTTGGTACAACTCTGAAGCTAATAAATTCACACATGTTTGGTTCCTTTCATAGTTTAAGCAAATAGTGAGTTAGTGATGGTTGAGTAAGTTTGTGAACTTTCTCAATTAGTGATGACTGATGCTGGCATTGCGATTCCCTGGTTAACTTTATTCGCTCGCCACTTACGCTCCAGTTCTTTGAAAGACATCAGTCCTAATATCGTGCGGAGGTGCAGCATCTCGCTGAGAAGAGCACTGGTTGGCACCAACCTATGGTTCAGACTCCGCACGTCTGCCTAGCAGCACTGAGCAACCTTTAAGCTGCCTTTACGTCACCCTATTGAGGTATCGCGTCCTACCAGTTGAACGACTTGTGCATCAGGTCAGAAAGAGCGAGTCCAACTCTATGGTTTCGTTTCGCTGAGGGAGGCAACTAACTAACCTGCTGAACTCGCTCTTGCCGACTTGGTGCCTATGAAACTGTTAAAGTTCATTATACTTCATTCTCTAAGATACTAAACTTGCCTTCAATTATTTTTACGCAGTTTCTTAGTTTCTTCCAAAGTTGCTTTTGCCTGATCAACTGCACCGTTCAGTGCACGCTCTTTGATATGCATATTGGTTTGATCTAATTCACTGCGCATCATGGCACCCAATGAGATAAGCATACTAGCACGTTGTTCAAGTGCTGCCACGATAGCTTTCAATAACTTGAAATCGTAGCGTGTCTTAAGCTCCATCTCGCAATATTTATTGTATGACACATCCGTGGCAACCATAGCTTTAACCGCAGCTTCAGTGAATTTGACGCCATCCTTATTCAATGATGCCCTGGTATCAAGATCAGCACTGGCCTCTTCCTGGTCTTTTGTGAACGATGCCTTATTGGATACATCTTCTGCAGCAACTGCCACGACTGAGAAGAAGCCAAATATTGCAGCCTGTTTAGCCATCTCTGCACTTAAATCGTCAGGATTGATAGCAAACAAGTCCAGCACATCAAACTCTTTGTAACCACCTGTTTGCATGCGCACCTTTATTTTCGTGCCTTCAATAGATTTAATTAACGTGTCCATATTTTCCTTTCCATTCGTCTAATGGGATCTCAGATCCATAATGTGTGCCCACATCAACATCTGCAACGAGTGGTGATATGAGCCAACTAAAGTCAACATGCGGCATATATGGTACAACAAGTGTGGTAACGTTCTCCATGCAGTTCTTGCATAATTCTGCAAACTTGATAATCTCACCACGAGGACAGTCGCCAGCTAGCGAGTCATGAACGGTATTCACCAACAGCGAGTTCATGCCTAACTCTATTAATTTCTTGTCAACTAATACGCCAGCTATGTTGAGTGTTTCTGATGCACCGCTCTGCACCGGCATATTGACAGCTTCTCGTATGGCTTTATTGCGCAACTTAGCATCGCTACTATTGATATGCGGTAACAACTCGCGTCTGCCGTAAGGACTTTCAATATATCCATGATCCTCAACAAATCTGGTTGTTTCCTCGCGATATGACAATACTTCAGGAAACGTGTCATAGTAAATCTTGATTGTCTCCTCAGCGTCTTCTAACGGAACATTGTATAGTCTGTGAAGCGTATAAGCATCTCCTCCGTATAGTAAAGTCCAGTTAGTCCATTTATAACGGTAACGCACAGCTTTGTCAATCTTATCAAGAATAGGGACTATATCAAGCGGATGCTCCGCAGCGTGCATAACATCATCTTGTGTCAGCATGTGCATACTAAGAGCAGCAACCATTTTATGAAAATCAAGACCTGACTTGTGAATCGCTATCATCAACATACATTTGGCTAACGATGCAAAACAACGCAGTTCCATACCTGAATAATCTGCAGTGACTAATGCACCGGCATCGTAATCGTCGTCATATAACTCTCCCGGATAAACATCATTACCAAACTGGTCGATCCAATCCCTATGCGTAAATATGTTCTTGACTGGTAACGTTTCTAGAATAGTGCCAGGCTCCTTCTCAGGAGTAGGAATATTCTGGAGGTTTACTGGATCCGATGCAGAAAGTCTTCCGGTCCGACTGCCATGTTGATTGAATGTTGTGTGAACACCACCATCGTCTGATAGCCATGCGGTAGTGGTTGCTGGCAATAGATACGTGCTAAGCATTTTGCCTAACAACTTAAACATGCGTATGTGTGCAAGTATAGGAAAACCTTCTTCATACGTACGATACAATTTCCCTGAAGTGGACGGTTTCTGTGTCAACTTAGATTTTGCCAATACTGGCAATTTATAATAATCAAAGAACAGTTCAGACAATTGATATGAACTGTTAGGATTGAATGTAAAATGTTTCTTAGTTGGCTTACCATCCGACAGTGCTTCAACACGCTTCTTGATAAGCTTCTTAACTTTTGGGTCCTTGAGTATAGAGCCATATTCTTCAGCTTTTATCATCGCATAGATATTTGCATAACGCGTCGCTATATATTGATCCACACGCAATCCATTAGATTGTATGCGACAAAGCATATCACTGGTAGGCATCTGTATCTCGTCATACAGAATCTTTTGCTTATCAGATAATTCAGAATATAGCACGCTATCAAGAAGCCATGTGGCTTTCGTGTCAAGAGCATTATATTTGAGCAGAAGCTTCAATGGCACGAAAGCGTAACTCCCACCTTTCTTAGCATTGGCCTCAGGATGTGCATTCACGTAATCGTCTAGTGGCTTCTCGTAATCGTACATATCAAGACGTACGGCAGCTTGATGCTTGAGACCATGAATACCTGGTCTGCTATCAATCAGATGGCTTTCCAACATTGTATCGCCAGCGATAGGTATGTCTACATTCCACATAGCCTTAACGAACATCATATCAAATTTTGTATGATGACCTATCACTTTATGAGTCTTGAGAATGTCAATGCAATCATTGACGACTATATCATATTCTTCATCTGACCAGGTAGCTTCTGGATGATCTATAGGCACTGCCCACGACTTGCCTTCTATTCCAAACGATACAGATAGAATTGCCGATCCTTTTGAGAACGCATCTAATGACGTTGTTTCCGTGTCAAATGAAATATATTCGTGCGCACGCAACTCTAGCAACATGTCACGAGTGCCCACGACAGTCTTAGGATATACAAACTCCCATGGATCTTCGGTAACCGTATCATCCAAAGCCACGGATATTGCAGCCAACCATTCATCCATCTTCGTGTTATCACGCAATATGTATGCTGGATGGAATAGTGGCACGTATTTGATATTATCACGCATCATGACCACACCATTCCAATTAGTTATGCCACCGTTCTCTCCTAAGATTGCGGACAGTGGTGTGTTTCCCATTAGCATGACGACTTTAGGTTCGTAATATTGAATGTCTTCCACGGCAAATTGCCGGCAAGCTAGTATAGCCTTCTTGGTAATCTTATTGTCAGGTGGACGGCATCTTACCACATTCGTGAATGCAACGTCATTGATGTCAATTCCTGCTGCATCTAGGACTTGCCTTAATAATTTGCCTGAATCCCCCACGAACGGTTTTCCATCCTTATCCTCTTCGACACCAGGTGCCTCCCCAACAATCAAGATTGATGGCTCGTCAGCAGTTTGCGATGCCTTCATAAAAGGTGATGCGCAACCTTGCCACAAGCCACAGTCCTGACACATAGGATTTTTCTCTGATGGTTTCATAGTATACTTAAACTTGCTGGGTCGAAAGTGTCAAGCACTGTTTGATCGTTGTCTATGCCAATATAGTTGCGACTATGAATCAACGCATTCTTGCCGATAGAAGACGTGCCACAGAATGGATCCAGCACCCAGTCTCCAGGATTAGTGAAGCATAGCGTTAGCTTATCAAGAATGCTTACTGGCTTCACCGTTCGTCCCATGATTCGCTTAGCAACTGCAGCATCCCACACGTTATGTAATTGTTTGCCACCGTTCAATGATTTTGCTACTTCATAGTTGAATGTCCACTTAGGTCCTTTTGAATAGACCAGGATAATTTCGTTAGCATGTGTTAGCATTCGTCTGTGAACGCATGGTGCAGGATTAGCTTTATGCCATATAATATGTGACTGAAATGTCATATCACGTTCCTGAAGCCTAAGATATATTGGAACTAATGAACCAAACGTCCCGAAGACTGCAAATATGCCTCCTGGTAGCAGTAGTTTGCATGCTTCGTCCACCCATATTGAATCAACCTTGCCATCCCAGCTACCTTTATTGCTAGTATATCCGTTCCACTCGTTGCTTTCGTTGCGCGAATTGCTAACTGCAAATGGAGGATCTGTAATCACTGCTGCAATATGCGGAAAGTCATGCTTGCGCATGACTTCTATTGCATCTCCGCATATCAACTCGTAAGTTGGATTCACTCGACATCTACTGTAAAGATAAACTGTTTGCCATTTTCGTCAGTACGCCAACGAATCTTATCACGGTAAATTCTTGCGTCGTTGTCAGCTTTGGCAATCTGCTGAAGCAATGCTTCTTCCCTGGTAGCAGGTGTCGGCATGGTATTCTGTTGCTCTTCCCATTCAATCCTGAGAAGTGCTAACAGGCCATATGCCACAATATCACGCATGGTATCTTTAACAGACTCGTCTGCAACCATGGCCTTGATACCACCGACCAAAGTTTTGACACGCAAGAGTTTGTCGTTCAGCCGGATGAGTGGTGTGAAGATACCGTACTTTTGCCAAGCATTTCCATAGTCGTGATTCTTCTTGACTATTACTTCAATGATTTCGTTGGCAATATTGACAAATTCTCCGCGTGCAAGAGTTGAATCAACAACCCACAATGCTAATTGCTGTAACTTCACTGCGGTTACTTCTACTTGTTTTTCCATGTTTACTCCTTCATCACCAACATAAATGTGTTATTCATAAAACCGCTCTCACGTAACACTTGATAACCTTCTATATCCTTCAATCCTAAATATTCATCTGGACGCATCATGACGTATAATATAGCAGTGTTAGGATATTTGCTCTTGAAGATGGCTATTGATTCAGATACGCAATTAGCAAAACCATGCTCGCTATGTTCAGGATGCTTTTTGTCAGGACTAAATAAATACATACGTCCTAATGCACCCATTAGAATTTCTCCGTTTTATTGAACTCATGAAATTGCATGATGCCTTTGTCCTCGTCTAGGATTTTGGCAATCTGAGCAACTGGGTCCTTCAAATGTTTGATAATCCTTATCTTCACACCTACCTCGGCAAACTTTGCATCCATGTGAATGCATGAATTATATGTGCTGATGGTATTCTTGGGATTAAGTGCCTTTTCATTACCTTTATCAAGACGACGCTGTTCAACACGCTGAATGCATATGTCAACAGGCGTATCCATCCTGGCAATTACCATCGGCACACTCATTGCCTCAAACTCTTGCATCAGTGAATAGTATCTCTGAAATGAATGGCTTATCAATAAGCCTTCAAAGATGACGTGCCCAAACTGACTGAAGTGTCGTACCCTATTGCAAACATCGTCTTGCGTGTCAATTGTGTCGCAACCACCGCAAACGTTGTCATATTTGCCCATGAAGTAAACCGGCACCAGGTTGTACATAACCATATGCGCAATAATCTTGTCATCTTTCTTGATAATAAGCTCATCACCGCACGCATCCTTAAACGAACGCACAGTGAAAGTTTTGCCAGAGCCTGAAGTGCCACGAATGTTTAGTATCATACTATTCTCCTTACCATACTAAACTTGCTTATCAAGATAGTCTAACATGAAGTTCTTCATGCGATGCGTAGGCAATATTGTGTCCATCTTCAGCCGTGCCTTAGCCATGCTAATCCCCTGAAGCTCGCTTATCAAGAGCGTGCAGAAGAACACGGAGCGTGTCTTGCCGGCTTCGCACAGAACCAATGCTGCTCCTTGTTCTCGAATAAGTTGTGCCACGGAGTATGCCATAAACTCAATCTTCGGGTCTATCATATCAATAGACCTGTTAGTCGCCATGTGAAAGTACCATAAGTCCGTCATGTCCGGATCAATCTTTGGCCAAAAGTTTACTACGATATTGATATGCAAACTCTTGAGTAACGCAATTTTATCGTCGCGCTGCCAGGTCATGATCTGACCACGCTGATACACGCTGCCGGGAATTATTTCGTTGAAGGATTTCCTAGTGGTACTCTGTTCCTCGTCCATATTACCTCGCTATAGGATGCGCAAACGAATCGGCATCTTTAGTCTTATTGTAATCATATTGTAAATCTGTCCAGACGTAACCATGGTCACGCAAGACATTAGTCAAGTCCCAGCGTGTCCCCCACCACCTGTCCTTAACTTCTCCTAACACTTGCCACGGAAATATATCCTTGCGTGCTTTCCACAGCATTTCCGTATCCATGTCGTCGTTCCAATAAGCCTTCACCTTATCGTAAAGCAAAGGCTCCTGGTCCAGCGTCCATCCGACGTATTGATGACGGTTTTCGAACGCACCTTTGTATTCACAAAGCATAGCGGCAAGTACATAAGAATCCACTGTCGGCACACGCTCTTTGACTCTATCAATAAGCTCCTCTACCAATTTGTCGGTAAGAGCATCACCTTCAGCGTTATCAATACGCAATGTCTCCATATGTTCGGGATATAGATACATGAGACAACGTTTGGGTGACCAGCCACCTACCGACCTAACATCATAAAGCGTAGCTGGGATGCCGCAAAACCGTCGCAATCCTTCTACAAAACGAATTGAGATATACCTTCCAAAGTATCGGATGCCCATGACTGAATCGTAAACCTTGTTATAGTAGTCACGTTCATCTTCTGCTGAAATATTAGGAAGCGTTTTGTATTCCTCATCAATCCACTTTGCGCAAGAACTAAGGCAATCAACCATCTTTTCTGGAGTACGCACGCAGCGTCTCTCGGTCCTGGTAACGATTCCTTTCCAGTTATCAGTCACCCAATTCTTGAATGCCTTAGGCTTCCTGCGCACGTCATCGTGGGACCAATGCTCCCAAATTACCTGACCAGACGGCAAGCAATATGTGGCACCATAGCAAGATAACAGCCATAGCTTTTCGTTCATGGTATAGTCTTTTGCCATGTGACCGACTATACGCAAGTGCGGTGAAGGCTCATTAACCTGCAACTTGTATTCTGTGAACTGCGCAATCTTATCAAAATGCCATGCGGGAGTTCGTTCTGCTATGCCATCTGGAATCCTGGTAATTTTAGACATTGTTATCCTTTGATAAACTCTTCCACCAGGTCAAAGCATTTACCGTCGTCATACTGAATTGGCGGCGTTTTGAAAAAATAACTAGATGGTGAAGCAATTTCACCGGAAAGACCACGATCCAGTGCAATCTTTGCGCAGCGAATTGCATCAATGATAACACCGGCCGAATTCGGAGAATCCCAAACTTCTACCTTGACCTCTATCTTCAATGGAACATTGCCAAACGTTGTGCCTTCCATTTGAATGTAGCAGAATTTGCGGTCTTCTAGCCACGGCACGTAATCACTGGGACCCACATGAATATTCTTGGGATCAAGTTTGTATGGCAGCATGCTAGTAACGGCACCGGTCTTGGAAATCTTCTTGGACTGTAACCGGTCTCGCTCGAGCATGTTCAAGAAATCCGTATTACCACCGAAATTCAACTGGTACGTGCGATCCAGACGTACACCACGATCCACGAACAGACTGGTCAGAACACGATGCGTGATGGTTGCTCCAACCTGGCTCTTAATGTCGTCACCCAACACAGGTAAC